ATCGGCAGCAGGCTCTTGCCCGCCGAGTTCAGTGGCGACGTGGTGTTCGTCGGGTCGAACCGGCCGTCCGAGTTCTCCACCTGCACGGTGGCGGTGCCGGTGTCGGTGCGGCCCAGCTCGTAGGTCCGCCCGTAGCGGCAGGAGAACGCGGTCACCAGGCTGTTGCCCGCCGCGTCAACCAGCGTCGTCCACGTCGTCGTCGCCGACGTGGGGTCGTTCGTCACGTCCATGCGGTCCACGACGACCGGGAAGTTGGCGTTCACCATCAGACCAGTCCGGTCCCCGGCGACCGCTTGCTCTGACGCAACGCCTGCCTCTGCACCGACCGGTACACGACCTCGCCGTCGAGCAGCGTCGTGACGTTCACGACAACGTCCGCCGCACCGGCCATCGCGGCCGCGCCGTACGGGGCGATGGCGCCCGAGGTCTGCGGGACGAACAGCTCCGGCCCTTCCTCGCCGACCATGTACGGGACGCCCGCGCGCACCGGGCCGCCCGAGGCGCGGCCTTCCAGCAGATCGACGTTGCGCCCGGCGCGGGCCTTCGTCACGACGATCGACGGCGCCAGCATCTTCATGACGACCTGGATGCTGTGCGGCTTCCTCGTGAGGTCGTCGAGCCCGCGCTTCACCCCTTCGAGCTTGTCGATCATGCCCTGGACACCGTTCGCCAGGCCCTTGAACTTCTTCCCCACGAACGGCAAGTGCGACGCCGCCTCGAACAGGCTCTTCATCACGGACAGCACGGCGATGCCGAGGTTCGCGAACGCCTCCCCCGCGACCCGCGCCACGCCCTTGACGACGTCGCGGAACTTCTCGGACTTCTTCCACGCGATGACGATCGCCGCCGTGAGCGCTGCTACCGCGACGACGACAAGTCCGATCGGGTTGGCCTCCATCGCTGCGTTGAGCGCCCACTGGACCGCGGCCCATGTCTTCTGCAGGGCGGTCACGACCTTTGTGGACTGGATCATCTTGACCAGCCCGCCGGCCTCCTGAATCGCCATCGTTGCCGCGTGGGCCTTGGTGACCAGGATGAGCAGCCCGACCGACACTGCGAGCGCCTTCACCAGCCCCAAGTGCCTGCTCGCGAACCTGCCGACTGCGCCGAACGCGGCCACGACCGTGGGCAGAGTCTTCGCGAGTCCCACGAACGCCACTGCTAGCACGCCGCCGACCATCCGCGCCGCTTCCGCCACGACGGGAAGCCAGTCGCCGACCGCGGCGACCACGTTCTTCGCGAACGTCACGATCTGTGGCAGCACGGCGCGTGCCACATCGCCTATCCGTCCAAGCCCGTCCCGGACTGCGATCCCTGCGTTGTTCACGCCGCGCAACGCCCCGGAGAACTCGTTCACCTCGGACTTGCCGGTGAGCGCGGCGAAGAACACCGACGCCGCCTTGCCCAGCGTCCGCAGCCGCTCGCCGACGCCGATGCCTAGGTTGTTCAACGTGCGCAGCACGCCCGAGAACTCGTTCACCTCGGAGCGGCCGGACAGGGCGCCGACGAACACCGAGATGCCCTTGCCGAGCCCGTCGAACGCCTTCGTCACCAGCGGCGCAGCCTTCGTCGCCAATCCAGCCACGGCCGACCCGATGCCGGTGATCGCCGGCATGAGCGCCGTCGTCGCCGCCTCCGCGGCGTCCTCGAACGACCGCTTCGCCCGCTCCATCGCACCCGGCAGGGACTGGCCGAACGCCTTCGCCGACCCGCCGAACTCCTTGTTCAGCTCGGCGAGGATCAGCTTCTGCGCCTGCATCGTCTTGCCCGAGTCGACCAGCGCCTTGATCTGCTTCTGCTGGTCGGCGGTGAACGACACACCGACCTTGCGCAGCGCAGTCACGCCCTTGACCGGGTCGTTCAGCGCCTTGCCGAGCTGGATCGCGGACCGCTTCGTGTCCTGCCCCAGCGCCACCGACATGTCCGCCATGACCTTCGTGGCCTGGGTGAAGATGTCGTTGTTCTTGCCGACGCCGTCGCGGACGTTCGTGAACGTCAGCAGCAGGTTCTCGCCCGAGCGGACCGCGTCGTCCTCCAGCCCGCTGTACTTCTGGATGGTGCCCGCGAGGCCCTCGACCTGCTTCTGCGTCACCCCGGCAATGCCGCCGGTCGACTTCAAGACCGCGTTGGTCTGCGCGATCCCCGCCGACGAGTCCTTGATCTCGCCGAACCCGACCGACGCGGCAGCACCCAGGGCGAGGATGCCCGCCCCGACGCCGACCGCCGCGATCTTCGCGGCCTTCTTCGCCAACCCGCCGAACGCGTCGCCAAGCCGGCCGAGCTTGCCGTGCGTCTTGTCGGACGCGTCGCCGACCTTGTTGATCGTCTTCGACGCCGACTCGTCCTTGCCGAGCAGCCTGAACGTGAGGCTCGTCGTGGAGTTGGCGCCCACGGCTCACCCCCCGGCTTTCGCCTTCTTCACGTAGTCGTCAGCCCAGGCGGCGTAGGTCTTGAACTCGGTGATCGTGAGGCTGTCTATGCCGCCGGGGTGGTCTCCGGCGACGATTCCGAAGAGGTGGGCGAAGAGGGGGAGGTAGCGGCATCGCTCACGCCAGAGGTCGCCGCGGACGTAGGGTCCGGCGTGTCCTCGAAGTCCATCGCGCCGAGGTCGAAGTCGAGCGCCTCGGGGGTGAACTCGACCTGCTCACCGGCGCGGGTACGGACCAGCCACACGAGGAACGCCAGCGCGTCCGGCTCCATCTCGTTGAGCGCGCCCTGCCACGACTTCACCGTGTAGCCGCCGAACCCGAGGTCCGGACGCGCCGTCATGTTCTTCAGCGCGTACGCCTCGGTCAGCCGCAGCTTGTTCTCGTCGAAGTCGTAGCGCTTGCCCGCGATCGTGACGATCACTGTCTGCCCCTCACGCTCTGCCTCACGGCGTCGGAAACCAGGTCGAACACCTTGCGGCGGACCTCGTCCGCCCGCGCCCGCGCCGTGCCGTAGAAGTACGACCGGGGCCGCTGCGCCACCCACGTCCAGCCCGATCGCGGACCCTTCGCGAACACCGGGTGCCGCGCTGGACGGCCCCCCGGCCCGCCTTCCATCACCCGCGCGTGCGGCGCCACCCTCGTGTCGGCCTTGACCGTCACCTGCACCGACGACGCGCTGACCCGGGTCGCGACCTTCACCGACCGGGGGATACGACGGGAGCCGGTACGCGCGGCGGCCGAGCGGATGTCGTCGCGGACCTCGCTGCCCGCCTCGCGCATCCCCCGGCGCAGCGACTTCGCGATCTCCGGGTGCGTACGCCGCAACCCGGCGGCCGCGCGTACGAGGTCCGAGTCGTCCACCCGGAACCCGGCGCCGCCCGGCCCGCGAACGGCCATCTACGCGTACGTGCCGGACGCCTTGGCGTTCTTCAGCAGCACCTTCACCGGGCTGTAGCCGCCGGTCGCGCCCGCGTCGGTGATGTTCGCGTCGCCGTGGAAGTCGACCTCGATCTCGGCCCAGTCCTTGCCCCGGGCCACGACCGCCGACGTGTACGCAGCCTTGCTCAGCGTGTACTTCACCTCGACCAGCGCGGTCGACGTCCCGTTGACCAAGTCGACCACCACGATCGGCTTCGTGTTGTTCTCGTAGCGGGCCAGCTCCGACTCGTCCTCCAAGACGAACGTCATCGCCCCGGTCACCGAAAGCGGCCCGGCGAACAGCTTGTACGGGGCCTGCGTGCCGTCCGCCGTGGTGATCGGGCTGATCGTTCGCTTCATGGAGATGTTGCCGCCCTCGACAGTGGTCACCGTCGAGCCGCCGATCGTGACCGCGATCTGCCAGTTCGCCAGCGGCGGGAGGGTGCCCCACGACGGGGTCGGGGTGGCGCCGGTCACCGACGCGAACGTGGTCGCCGACGCCGTGTAGGCCAACAGACCCTCGGCGTCGAAGCTCAGGTTCACCTCGGAGAACCTCGCCCCCGCGAACCGCCGCGCCGACACGCCGTTGAAGTCGGTGAGCGTGTGCGTCACCGGCTGCCCGTCGCCCGAGTTCTTGACCGCCATGGTGTGCGAGAACGGCGCCGACGCGCCAGTCGTCGCCACGTCGCCGGTGATGTTCGCCAGCAGGTAGCCGAACGTGTCCGGGTGCGCGTTGCCTGCGAACCCGTACGTCGCCCACGTCGGCCCGGCGATGTGGTCGTACACGTCCACCATGGAGCCCCGCTGGCCGGTGTCCTCCAGCAGCGTCTGCTCGCCCTTCGGCTCGAACGACGTCACCGGGATGTAGTCGGTCGCGGCCACGGCGGTGCCCGGGGTGGTCTCCTTCGCGATGCCGAGGAACGAGACGGCGGTGGGGTACGGCATGGTCTACTCCTGCGTCTCGGTGGTCGTGGGCGAGTCGGGAGCCGGACGGCGGGCGTTGGTCGCGGTCTGGCGCTTGAACCGGTCGTCGGGGGCGGCGGTCAGGTCGTACTCGCCACCGGGCTTCGCGGACAGCCCGAGCGTCGGGTAGTACCGCTCGTCGTCGCCGACGTAGAGGTAGCGGGCCATCAGGTCCCTCCGAGGGGTCAGGTGATCCAGCCGAGGCACGACACGCGGAACGTCACGACTGCCTTGCGGCCGAGCACGACTTCCACGTCTGCGTCGTTGAGGTCCGTCGGCGGGCGCTGGTCCAGCGACTCCGCGCCCCCGACCTGCGCGTCCTTCACGGCCCCGCCGAGGGTCGGGTCGCTGCGGACGTACGCCTCGACGGAGGCCATCAGCGCGTACGCGCGGTCCCGGACCTCCTTCTGCGCCCCCCCGCCCGAGTACGCACCGGCCTGCACCAGCAGGTCGTAGCTCTCGCCGCGGGACAGGGAGCCGAGCTCGGCGCGGACCTGCTCCCCGGTGGCCGCGTCCTCGTCCAGCGAGCCGCCAATGATGATGTGATCGGTGTGCAGCACCTGCCCGACCGCCGGGCCGTCGAGCACCTGAACGCCCGCCTCGACGGTCGCGGTCACCCCGGCAACGAGCCCGTCGATCGCGGCCGGGATCGTGGATGACACGCCCACGTCAGGCCACCGACGCCGTACGACGGTACGGGGCCAGAAGCTGCAGCACCGCGTTGGGCACCAGGTACCCGGATGCCAGAACCGTCGCCCCGGTGCCGCCGCCGCCGCGCAGCGGGCCGGCGTCCGACACCTGCCCGAGCTGCGACGGCTGCCACCAGAACCGGATCAGCTCCAGCGCAGCGAGCCGCACGTTCGCCGGCATCACCGTCCGCCCCGCCTGCAGCACCACCCGCACGGTCGACCCGCCCCACGACCCCGCCGCCAGGTACAGCAGCCCGGCGGTCAGGCTCGCCCGGTACTCGTACGAGCCCGGCGCGACCGTCAGGTCCGTCTCCGTGTAGACGACACCGACCCCGCCCGTGTACGCGGTGACCGAGGTGATCGACGCGATGGGCAGCGGCAGTATCAGCGTCGTCCCCGGGTTCGGGAAGTCGACGACCACCTCGCGCGGCGCCACCGGGCCGATGCCGTGCACCGGGTCGTCCTCGATCACCACCGTTGCCGCGGCGATGAACCCGCGCAGCTTGTCCTCGCCGTCGGCGGTCATCGTCGGGTCGTTCAGGTGCACCCTCGCGTCCTCCAGGGACACGATGTAGCGTCTCTGGGAGACGACGTCGAACTGGCCCGTAGCCGTCGACGCGACCGCGCCCGACGCCTCCCACTCGACCAGGTACGTGCCGTCCGTCGGGCCGGTGTAGTCGTAGTGGAACACGCCGGTCGAGTCGCGGCTGATCTCGGCCGGGGACGGCCAGTGCAGCACCGTCGTGGTCGCGTCCGGCAGGGTGGCGGTCAGGGTGAGCGCGGTCGGGTCGGCGGGAACCGTCTCGTCCACGTCGGAGAACGTGGCGAACGTCAGCCGGACGGGCTGGCCGAGGGGGTAGCTCACCGGACACCCGCCCTTCCGCCGCTCGCCGACACACCGGACCTGCCTTGTGCCGAGCCGACGCCCGGCTCGCCCTGCGCCGCGCCGATCGTCACGGTGCCTTGCGCCGCGCCCACCGCCGTACGGCCCTGGGCTGCCGTAACGCCGGGCCGAGACCACCCCGGCAACGTCACCGTCGGCGCCTGAACCGACGCGAACGCGAGAACCGTCGCCGGGGCCGCGGTGCTCGCAACCAGCGGCGACGGGACCTGCACCATCCCCGCCGCGCTCAAGGTGAGCGGTACCGCCGCCCCGTCGCCGCGGACCGTCACCGCACCCACGGCGCCCACCGCGAGCAGCGCCGCCGGAGAACTCGCCGCGGCGACGGACGGGGGCTGCACAGCCGCCGACGCGGTCACCGTCGCGGGAGCAACCCCGCCTCCGAGGTTCACGGCAGGCGCCTGAACGGCACCGGACGCGGTCACCGTCGCGGGCGCCGGCGTGGCCGACGCGACCAGCGTCGGGGCCTGTACCGAGCCGGTCGCCGTCACGGCGGCCGGAACCACGACGGCCGATCCCGTCACAACCGGCGCCTGCACCGCAGCGACCGCCGCGACCGCCGCCGCAGACACGGTCGCGTTCGCCGTCACCACCGGGGCACCCACGGTGCCCGCCGCCGGGACCGTGGTCACTGCGGCCGTGGCGTCGCTGCTGATCTGCGCCGCCTGCACCACACCGGTCGCGGTCACCGCCGCCGGACCCGCCGAGACAGCGCCCGCCGGTGCCTGAACCGTTGCGGTCGCAACGACGGCCGCCGGGGCAGCGTCCGCGTCCGCGACCACCGCAGGCGCCTGAACCGAGCCGGATGCGTCCACGACGGCCGGCGACGCTGTGGCCGCCGATGCGCTGACCACCGTCGGCGCCTGAACGGTGCCCGTGGCGGTGAGCGCGGCCGGTGCCGCAGTGGCGGACGCTGTCAGCGCCGGGGATTGCACAGCACCGGCAGCGGCCACGGTGGCCGGTGCGGCGAGTGCCGAGCCCGTGACGGTAGGCGCCTGGACCGAGCCGGACGCTGTCACCGTCGAAGCGGTCACAGCCGCGTTGCCCGCCACCGACACGGCCGGGGCCTGCACCACACCCGTCGCCGCGAGCGCCGCAGGCGTGGCCGCCGCCACGACGACCGGCGCCTGCACCGTGCCGGTCGCGGCGACGGTAGCCGGGCTCGTCGTCGCGGACGCCGTCACGACGGCCGTCTGCACCGTGCCAGTCGCGGTCAGCGTCGCCGGGGTGGCGATCGACACCAGCGCCCAGCCGGACACGTTCGACACGACCGTGCTGTTCGTCGCCTGCCACGTCGCCCCGCCGGTCGCCGTGGAGTCCTTCAACGACAACCAGTCGCAGGTCACCGTGCCCGACGCCTTCGACAGCGTCGCCGCAGTGCCCGCCGACGACGACACCAGCGAAACCACCCGACCGGACGCGCCGGTCAGCACGAACGACGTCGTGATCGTGGTCGTCGAACTCGCGGCGAGAGTCAGGGTCCGGCCCGCCGACGTCCCCGTGCCCATGCTGACCGTGCCGAACGTGTTGCTGCCGGTGATCGTCACACCGCCCGCACCCGCGCTCGCCGGGTACGACAGCGTCCCGTACGTCAGACCGCCACCCACGAACGAACGCTGCGACGCCGAGTTGGCCAGAACGATGGTCGACGCCGCGCCGGAGAACGTGAGCCCGGTCGTCGTGGTGAAGTTCCACACCGTGCCGGCCGCCGTGGTCAAGGTCACGGTCGACGCGCCGAGGGTCAGGCTGCGCGTGTTCGAGTTGCTGGACGAGAACGACGTCACCGACACGGCCTGGCCGTTCGTGTCCAGCGAGCCGCGGGTCAGCGTCAGCGGGTTAGCCGTGGCCAGCGCCGACGACAGCAGCCACGACCCGCCCGCACCGTCGAACGTGGTCGTTCCCAGCGTCTTCCCGCCGACGTCGACGGTCTGCTGGGTGGCCGACGTCGACACGAACGACACCGCCGACGACGCGTTGCCCCGGGTGTAGGTCATGGCGGACGGGAACAGCAGCGCGACATTCCCCGCCCCGGCCGTGCCGTCCCCGATCGACAGGGTGATCGACGCGTTGTGTGTCAACGTGGCGGTGTAGCCGATCAGGTTGATCGACCGGCACGCCGCCGCCACGTTAATCGTCACGTTGCCGGAAAGCCCGGTGGCGACGACGTCGTCCGCCGCCGTCGGGACAGCGCCCTCAACCCACGTCAGCAGCGAGTCCCAGTTGCCCCCGACCGCCGAGATCGTGCGGGTCGCCACGAGCGGTTACGCGACGTCCGCGCGCCAGATGCCGTTCGCTGACCACTGGATCGTGAACGTGCCCGCCGTCACCGAGTAGGCGCCGCCGAAGTACACCGCCATGATCCCCTGGTCCGCGACCGGCGTCGTCAACGCGTCCGCGTAGATCAGCGCCCCGTACGCGCCGGTGAACGTCGCGGTCGTCCACGCGGTGTCCGCCGCGTCCCACATGGCGATGCCGCCCGCGACCCCCGTCACGGTGGTTGAGGTGAGCAGCGCTCCGCCCGCCGTGTAGCCGGTGCCGACCATCTCCTTGCCGGTCGTCCACGTACCGGCCCCGTACGCGGTGTTCGCGGCGGTCGCGTCGAAGTCGGGGGTCACTGTGTTGTCGAACAGCGCGACCTTGTGCGTCTCCAGGTCGAGGTTGAGGACGATGGTCGTCAGCCAGTCGTCGATGAACGTCTGCCGGAACGCGCCCGACGCAGACCAGGCCATGTCCTAACCCTCCGTCGCTACGAGACCGGCGCGGCGCCCGGCCGCCTGCTCTTGCGACCGCCACGCCGAACGCACCGACGCCAGGCGCTCTGCCGCTTCCTGCCGCGCCTGCGGGTCCTTGTCCTTCTTCGCCGCGAGCAGCGCCGCCTCGGCCTGGTCCACGTCGGCGACGGTGATCTCACGCGCCATCGGTCTGCTCCTGTCGCCTCGTGACGACCGGCTCGAGGACGCGCACGTTCACGTCCTGCCGGTCGTTCCAGTGCTCCGTGACGGTGTTCACCGTCTGATCCGTGTGGTCCACGGTGACCTTCACCGGCCGGGGTCCGGTGCGGACCGCGACACTGCGGTAGTGCTCTGCCTGCGTGCCGCAGCAGCCCCGGGCACAGGTCATGACGGGACTCCTTCACGCGGCGTGCGGCGACCGGCGGGCGGGTCCCTTCCGTCGCCCGCCGGTTGCCGCACGCTTACGGGGCCGGGCGTGTCTGCGGGCTCTTGGCGCTCTTGTTGGCAGCCGACTTGGCGGCCTTGTCCTCACCCGCGGCCTGCGCCTTGGCGGGGAGGTAGCCCTGCCGGTGCAGCTCCTCGGTGTCCGACGCCGGGATCGGGTCACCCTCCGCGTACACGAGGTAACCGCCACGCTCGACGCGCTCCTTGCTGACGTACTCGGGCATCGCCCGCTCCTCTCCGAGAAGGGACCAGGACCCGGGGCGCCCGGTCGAGGTGACGCCCCGGGTCCTGGTCACCGCCGCTACGCCGTGGTGGCGTCCACGAACGACTTCGGCTGGAGCACCCCGAACACGCCGCGCCACTCGGCGAGGACGTAGACGAGGTTGCGGGCCGCGAAGTCCTTGTGCTGGTCGAAGAACTGGACCGTCTCCTGCTCCCGGTCCCACAGCACCGCGTCACGGAAGTAGCCGACGACCGCCTTGCTCGTGGTCATGCCCGGCTCCTCCACGAGCCGCATGCCCCACAGGGTGCGCGGCGCGTCGCCGAACGGGTTGATCAGGAACGGGCCGTCGGAGGTCGTCGAGCCGCCGACGCGGAACAGGTCGAGCGTCTCCAGCGCGGTCGGGGTGAGCACCGCGCCGTTCGGGATGCGCCCGGAGCCGGTCGTCGGGTCGGCGACCTTGGTCTTCGCCTTCCGCAGCGTCTCGATCACGTTGTTCGAGAACGCCTGCGTGAGGATGCCGGACGTGTTGCGGATGCCCCGCAGGTTCGGCGACGAGCCCGACCCGGAGATCATCTGCGAGTTGAGGGTCTGCGCCAGGTCGTAGCGAAGCTGGTCCTCGAGGATCGAGCGGAGCTGTCCCGCGTCGGACACGGCGCGGCGAGTCGCCGGCACGCCCTCGGCGATCGTCTCGACACCGGCCGTCACCTTCAGCCAGGTGAACGCGCCCTCCGGCTTCACGCCCGACGCCGGGTCCACCGTGTACGGGCCGGGGGTGGCGCCGGAGATGGCCGGGTCGGCGGCGGTCGTCGCCTCCGCGACAGGGGCCGCCGCGTTGGCGTGCGCCACCGCGCGGACGTACTCGACGATGTCCGAGCCGGTGGTTGCGTTGATCACCAGGTCGCGGACGGTGAGCTGCGGCTGGACGTACGGGACGTAGATGCCGGTGTAGTCCCGCTGCACGAACGCGCCGCCGGAGCCGGCGTCAGCGCCGGTGATCAGCGTCTTCGCCGCGAGGCCCTTGACGCCGAACTGCGGCGAGGCGAGCGCGGCGTTCTCGCTGATGACGCCGGTGGGCGCGACCTGCGCCAGCCACGCCTTGAACTGCTCCCCGTTGATCAGCTCGTCGGTGAGGTTGCGCGGCCGGACCGGCTCGTCGGCGGTCTTCACGTCGCGGCCGTCGGTCACGGCCGCGCGGCGCTCCGGGGTCGCCGCCCACTTCTGCAGCTCGCCGAACTCCTGCTCCTTGACGAGCAGGCTCTTCAGCTCCTTCAGGCGGTCGAGGTTCGTCTCGAACTCGTCAGAGCGGGCCTTGCTGTCCTCCAGGCTCTTGCCCTCGCCCTCGTCGGTGTGGAGGAGCTGGGCGTTGCGCTCGGCGAGACGCTCGAACTCCTTCGCAAGAACGGACACGGACATGTGGTGCCTCCTTCGCCGGGTCCGTCCCACGACGGCCCTTCGGGCATGGGAACGACCCGCGCAGACGACGTCTGGCGGGGGTCTCAGGGGTAGGTCAGGCGGTGACGAGCAGCAGCTCGAACTCGCGGCGCTGCGCGTCCGGGATGCTCGCCGCCTTCACGTCGGCGGGCGCGGCGGCCTTCGGCTCCACCACCTCCGCAGTGCGGACCTCGGCGGGCTCACCGAACACGTACACGTCGCCGTCGGCGGTGTAGCTGACCTCGTACACGGCGTAGTGCCACTCGCCCATGTCGTCGCGGCGCTCCATGGCGAACACGACCCGGTCGGCGAAGGTCGCCTTCACGTACAGCCACTCGGCGGCGTGAATCTCCTCCAGCGCCTCGCACAGCCGGTCGGAGAGGTACTCGTACGAGCCGACGACCGACTTCGCGCCGGTCAGGGCCTTACGCCCGTCGTCGGTGCGGGCGCGGGCCTTCACAGTGACGAGACGCGTGTCGGAGTTGGCGCCGAGCATCACATGCGACCACTCGTCGATGCGCCACTCGGTGATGACCTGCTTCGCGCCGCGGGCACGTTCCTCGTCGGTCGGCCGGCGCGACGCCTTGATCTCGTAGCCGACGGAGAACTCCATGTCCTCGCCGTAGAAGGTGAGGTCGTCGAACGCCTCCCGGCCGACCTGCTTGGCGAGGTGGTACTGCGCCTCGACGTGCAGCCCATCCGGCTCCTCCCACATCTTCAGCGTCTTCGCGACCGCGGCGCGCATCGACCAGTCGTGGTCGAGCAGACCCTTCGGGTTCGGTCCGTACTCGCCCGCGATCTGCTTGGCGACCGCGCCCTGCTCGACGATGTCGCCGTCGTGGTCAACGTTGCCGTACGCGGACACGACCAGCTCGGCGATGCCCTGGGCGGCGTCCTTGACGAACGCCCGGCCTCGCAGGCTCTTGTGCTGCATCAGTCCTCCACGGGCTGGACGGTGACGGGCAGCAGCCCGAGGTGGGCGATCGGGTCCAGGCCGACTGCGGCGAGCGCCGCCTGCGGGTCGTAGCCGGACCGCACGAGAGTGCTGGCCGCGTTCACCTGCTCGGTCAGGTCCGGTGCCGGAGGGTCGCCGTTGACCGGGGTCAGGTTCAGCGGGGCGCGGAAGGTCTGCCCCTTGCCGTCGGGGATCGGGTCGAGGTCTTCCCACGCGCGCGGCTCGTCCGGGTTGAGCCAGCCGCCCTGGATGCCCATGTTGTAGGCGGCGAAGCGGCTGAGGGTGTCGCCGCGCAGCAGCCCGTTCAGGCCGAACTTCATGTAGGCGTCGCCCACCAGCGGGGACGCCGCGATCTCGACCCGGACGCACCACGGGCGGATGCAGTCGGTGACGGCTTCGATCGCCGAGTGCTCGATGTTCGAGAACGTCGCCCGCTTCAGGTCCGCGATCTTGTGCGGGGGGACCCGGAAGATGCGGGCGATGTCGGTGACGCTGAACTCGCGGCCCTCGATGAACTGCGCGTCGTCGTTCGGCACCGCCAGCGTCGCCGCGGTCGCCCCGCCGGTGAGGAACCCCGGCTCGTGTGCGTTGCGAAGGCCCTGGTGCGACTGCTTCCAGCTCGCCGCGGTGCGCTTCAGGTCGTCGTCGTTGGCGCCTGCCGGCACGGTGATGATCACCGGCGGGGTGGCGTTGTTGTCGAAGAAGCGGGTCGCGTACTCCTCCGCGGAGGCGGCGAGCCGCAGCGCCCCCTCACGGAAGAGCTCGATCGGGGACAGCCCGCGCAGGCCACCCGAGCCCCGGAACGCGCGCATGTGCACGATGTGCCGCTCGTCGTACGTGTCGCCGCCGATCCGGTACTCGATCGACTGCGCCGGGTCCTCGGCCCTGCTGCGGCGGCGGACGTGAACGGCGCCCGGGTGCACGTTCCACACCTCGGCGACCCGGCCGAGACGGTCCGTCTCGTAGTACCAGAAGGCGTTGCCGTCGAGGTTCAGCGCGGCCAGCGTCGCCTCGAAGAACTCGAACCGCGTCGTCTCCGGGTTCGGCTTGACCAGCCACGCCGGGTCCGGGAGCTGCGTCCGCTTGTCCCCGTCGCGCCGGTACAGGTGCACGGGCAGCGACGCGACGGTCTCGGCGATGTAGCGAACGCTCGCGTACACCGCCGTGAGGCGCATGGACGAGTCCTGCCCGATCGGCAGTGCCGTCCGCGACCCGGGCGCCGGGTACGTGAGGTTGGTCACGACCTCCTCGCGGGTGAACCCCTTGGCCGCCGTCTTGCGGAAGACGCTCATCGCTTCGCCAGCCCGAAGAACCCGAGCACGAACAGCGCTGCGGCGAGCGCGAACAACCCGGCCGGGATGCGCCACGGCGTCGGCATCGTGAACGCCGCGACCACCGCCGCGGCCAGCCCGGCCAGCTCACAGAACGCGCCGACCCGGTCGGCGACGACGTCCGGCTCAACCTGCGGAGGAGGCTCCATCGTCGTCACCTCCCAGGATGTCCGACAGCGTGAGGAACCCGACCGACCCGGCTGGCGGCGCCGTCACATGTCCGTACCGCGCCAGGGTCACCGCGTACAGCGGCGCGATCTCGACGGCGGGACCGTCCCATGCGAACGACCCGCTCAGCTCCCGTTTCACGACGGCTTTCACCGCCGCGTCGAGCGCCGGCTGCCGCCAGTGCCGCAACCGGTCCTTGTCGGATTGCGCGTCATCGAAGAACCCGCCGCACGCCCGCGCCATGTCCGTCGCGTTCGTCACAACGACTGGTACACCGGCGCGCTCCAGGTCGGTGATCAGCGCAGCCGCAGCACCGCGCGCGTCGATCACGACCGGCCGCCGCGACTTCGCCGTCAACTCCACCAGCCGAGGCACGGCCCACGCGGAACCGGGCCGCTGGTCCGCGATCAGCACCTGCACCCGCCCATCGGGGCGGCCCGCCGCAGAGCCGATCACCGCGAACGAACGGTTCGGCGGCATGTGCAACCCGAAGGTCCCCGGCTGTGGCTCGTGCCCTTCGTCGCCGATGTCGCTCCACCGAGACTCGCTGAACACCTGCCAGGCCAGCACGCTGCCGGGCGGCCAGATGCAGAACCGCTCCCGCGCCACCTCCGCGCGGCCCTCCGCGTCGGGCTGCGCGCGGACCTCGCGGGCGATGGACTCCGGGGTGATCCGGTAGCCGAGCGCCGGGTTCGCCGCCGCCTGCGCGGCCGGGTCCTCGAGGTCGACGCCGTCCATCGACTCGGCCGGGTTCCACTCCCACCACGCCAGTTCCGGGTCGGTGCCCGCACGGCCGCGGTCCCGCACGGTGCGAAAGTGCTCCCCGTCCGGGTCCTCCGGCTCCGGCACCGTGCCCAGGTAGACGACCTGCGCGTTGGGCCGCGCCGACAGGGTCGGCAGCAGCGTGCCGAACATGCGGCGAGCCAACTTCTGCGCCTCGTCCAGCACAAGCAGGTCGCCGGTGAACCCGCGGCCACCGGACTTCGTCCGGGTTCGGTAGCGGATACGGCTCCGGTTACGGAGCCTGATCCCTTCCTGGCCGTGCGCGTCGGTCAGCGACGCCACCTCGCGGTCGAGGTCGGGCGTCGCTTCGATCAAGTCCTTGAGCCGGCCGAACGCCTCCAGCGACGTGTCGAACTGGTGTGCCGAGTGGATGACCAGCCGACAGTCCGGGTCGAGGAACAGCGCGAACAGCTCGCGCGCTTCCACGATCGCGTTCTTGCCGTTCTGTCGCGGCACCAGCAGGCCGCACTCGAACGCCGCCCACTTGCCGTCGCGCCGCTCGCCGAGCATTCCGTCGAGCACGTAGCGCTGCCACGGGTCCAGCACCAGCCCCGCCGACTCGGCCAGCTCGGCCGCTTCCTGCCCCGCCGACGACAGCGCCGGCGGGAGGCTAGCTACTCTCGGCCGCTGCGCGCCGACGAGCACGTCTGGCGGCGAGAGCGTCGACACTCGACCCCTCCGTCTTCGCCGCACCCTTGCCGACACCGAGTTGCTTCAGCATCCCGGTGAGCGCGGTCTGCAACTGGCGGGCCTCGGCCGCGGCGCGGTCGATGATCAGCTCCAAGTCGCCGCCCTGCGGCGGCTCGTACACCGACACCCAGGTTGCGACCTCGCCGCGGAGCAAGCCGTCGAGCTTGTCGAGCCTGTCGATCGCCCGGCACGCCTCGCCCAGCAGCACCGCCGACGCCGGGTTCAAGGTTCGGCCCGCCGTCACCTCCGCCCACAGCCGCGCGCCGCGCTCCGCGAGGCCCTCAGGGGCGTCCAACGCTCCCCGAATCGTGCGGGGAGAGGAAAAAGGCGGGCTCCGGGGTCTTGGCCGCTGTGGTGGTAGAGATTCGAGGCCCCCTCCCGTACGTTGCCGGCACGCTGTCCTCCTCGGATATGCTTGCCGGTGCCGCAGGTCCCTTCCCGTGGACCAAGGAAGGGCGCGAACGATCGGACGGTGCTGGTCGGCCTGCGGCCACCTCACCAGTTGGGTAGGCGTGTTCCCCACTCGCGGGAGGTGCGGGACGGGAGACGCTGGCCGTGGCGGCGAGCACCACGAAGCCGGTTGCCGAGGGTGGCACCCGCGGAGCGGTTGCAGCGGGCATGGGCGAGGCGGTCGGCCTTCGTGCCTCCGAGGACACGGGGCTGGCCGTGGTCCGCTTCGAGGCGCAGCTGGTCCTTGAGGTCGCGGTCCGCGTCGCTCCGGTACATGGGGCCGCCGCAGTAGCAGCAGGGCGTGCCGTCGACCAGGGTGGCGATGAGGCGGCGGCGGTCCTTGCTGTGCTGCCAGCCGACGCCGCGGGCGCTGCTCGACGGCTTGCGGGTCACGCGGTCAGGTCGATGCTCGCCGGGGGCTGGTCGTTGAGGGCGCGGTGCAGGGTCGCGAGAACGTCCTTGACGCGGCGGATGAGGAAGCGGGTGTTGCCGGAGCACATCGCAGCAGTCAGACCGGCTTCGGCTTCGCGGGCGGCCATGCGGACGTTGACGGCGGCGGCAAGGACACGGAAGGCAGGGGACTCGGCGGCGTGGGCGCGGTGCTTGGCGCGGACCGCGCTCTTGGTCGACGCGGTGACGGGGGTGACGCCGCAGGAGCAGGCAGCGGTCCACAGGTAGCCGAGGTGGCCGTTCGCGTCGCGGCCCGCTGGTTCGCGGCGCACCGTGGCGGCGTGGATGCGGCCGTCGGCGCCAACGATCACGGTGGAGCGGGCGCCGGGCTGGGCGGGCACGGTCAGTGGCTCCCGTTGTCGGGGCAGTACGGGGCGCACTCGCCGCCCTCGCCGATCACCCAGGTGCAGCGGGGGCAGCGGGCCGTGGACATCAGGCGCTGGACTCGGGCTCGGGCTCGGGCTCGGGCCAGTCGGCGCGGACCCGCGCAGCGACCTGCGCGTGACGGCACGAGTCGGCCAGCAGGTTGTCCAGCACGTCGGGGCTGAACGCGTCCGTGTCGTGCTCGGCCTCCACCGTCACGTACTCGCCGTCGTCCTGGCCGATCGTCACCGACACGCGCACGGCGTCAGCCCACCCCGGGCAGAACGACGGTCGGCCAGCCGACCACGCGGACCCGCTGAAGGAACAGGTGAGGCCCGAACTGCCACCACGTCAACCGGAACGTGTAGTCGTCCCGGTCGTACGTGCAGCGGAACCGGCCGTACGCCTCGCCGCGAATGCGAACGTGCATCGCGCCTCCCCGGACACGACGGAAGGCCCGGAGCGGGTGGGCTCGACGGGCCTTCGGGGACAGTGCAGGTACTCTACGTGTAGAGGGTGGCCTAAGAGTCGGGCGTTGTCCCGCAAGCCCCCGACTTGGGCGTGTCGCGGTCGCGCGGGCCGTACCGAGCCAACGCCGCCGCCGCCGCCGCTGTTCCCGCCAGGCGCCGCGCGAACGCCGCGATCTCGTCGCCACCCGCCGCCATCAGCGCCTCCACGCGGCGCAGGTCATCCTCGGTGTGGCTCCTGATCTTCACGCTGCCCTCCTTCGCTCTCAGACTTGAACGGGGCGAGCAGAGCGCCCAGGTCTTGCTGGACACGCGCGCGGAACTGCGGGTACGCCGCGCGGAGTCGCGCCACCGACGCCTCAAGCGCTTGCAGCCCGACGTTGGCGGCGACGACCCGGTCGTCTGTCTTCACGCCGCTCTCCTTCGCTTCCGTCCGGTCACCCCGGCCAGTGTGTCAGCGCACGCGAACGGGTCATACAGCGCCTTGCCGCGCTCGTTGTAGCGGACTGGGCGGCAGTGACGGCGCACCGTCCGCTCGCTCAGGCCGAGGTGCAGCGCGATGGCCTCCGCGTCGACCGCCGCGACGCACGCCGTGGAGCACCAGGGGGCGTCCTCGCCGTCACAGTCCGGGGCGTGGGTGGCCGTCACGGGCTGTCCGCCTCATCACGTCGGCGTGTAGCGATCTCCGCCCGTGCGTCCGAGGCGAGCCACTCGCCGCCCAGGCCGACGAACGTGTGCAGACCGTCGAGTTGCGGCAGGTCGTCAGCGTCGTACGGCGGGTCGAACGGCACGCGCGTCACGACGCCTCCTTCGCTTCCTTG